CTCATACCGCAAAGCTTATGAAGAGGGAAACACAGATGAAATCATCGCTTCTCAAGAAAGGCTTAACCGCGCTCAAGCGGAGTATGCAGAGGCTGAAAGATATCAGTCTCAAAATCGTCAGCAGGTTCAACAAAGAGCACAGTACGAACAGCAAGCCTATCAGCAAGAAATCGCCCGAAGAGCCGCCCAGCAAGTCGCGGCCCAAAACCAGCAAGCCCAAGCCCAAGGCCAAGGCCAAGCCCTCCCAGAGCCAAGCCCCGAAGCGAAAGACTGGGCGGAGAAAAACGACTGGTTCATGAAAGAAGGGCATGAGGAGATGACCGCCTTAGCTTATGGCGCTCACACCTCAGCAGTACAAAGAGGAATGGACACAAACTCTCAGGAGTATTTCGATTACATTGATAATCGGATGCGTTCATCCTTTCCAGAATATGATTGGCAGGATCAGCGGGATGATGGACGTACCGCGACTGCGACTGCTAATCAGCGACCCTCGTCGGTGGTCGCTCCGTCGTCTCGAAGCAATGGAGCAAAATCGCGCAAAGTGCAGTTAACGTCCACTCAGGTCTCTCTCGCCAAGCGGCTTGGGTTATCCCCCGAACAATATGCCAACCAACTCATAAAGGAGCGTAAGTGATGGCAGAAGAGCGCACCCCCAGAACCAAAACCACGCGAGAAGCAGAGTCTCGTCCCAATGATAGCTGGATACCAGCTTCAATTTTGCCTAACCCAGACCCCCGTGATGGATGGGTTCACCGTTGGATTCGTACTAGCGTCCTCGGTGAGTCAGACAACACAAACGTATCAAAGATGATGCGCGAAGGATGGCAACCCGTTAAGGCGGAAGACTACCCCGAATTGCAATTGCAGTCGGATGTAGGCTCTCGTTTTGCCGGTAACATTGAAGTCGGTGGTCTGTTGCTCTGTCGTGCTCCGAAGGAGAAGATGGAACAGCGTGACGCATACTTCCAGAACATGGCCGAAAATCAGATGCAATCTGTGGACAACAACTTCCTGCGTGAAAATGATCCTCGTATGCCGCTCATGAAACCTGAGCGTAGTACGAGAACTACATTTGGCAAGAGCTAATCCCCTAAAGGAGGGGTGGCTCTAACTCTCAAGGAGACTGCAAATGGCTACATCAGCTACCCCATCCGGGGCAGAACCTGTAGACACGCTAAGTGCATCAGGCTCTTTCACCGGGAAAGTGCGCCATATTAAGATTGCCAACGCTTACAACACTGCAATTTTTTATGGTGATTTCGTTAAGTTAGTTAGCTCAGGTACTGTCGAGAAGGCCGCAGTTACAACTGCTGTCGTCGCTGGCACTGTCGGCATTTTTGTCGGCTGTAGTTACACTGACCCAACTACTAAGCAACCCACATACTCACAGTATTTCCCCGCTTCAACTGCGGCGGACGATATTATGGCGTATGTCGTAGACGATCCTAAAGTTCTGTTCCAGATGCAAGGTGACGGTTCCATCGCGCAAACAGCGCTTGGCAACAACATCCAAGCTATCAGCACAGCTGGATCAACAAGCATTGGTCGAAGCCGCAACGCTCTTGATGCGAGCACTGCCGCGACAACCAATACCTTCCCACTCCGCATCGTAGACTTTGTTGACGGACCATCAAGCGCTGTAGGTGACTCGTTCACTGACTGCATCGTGACTTGGTTGCCCGGAAGCCACGCATACGATACGGCCCTTGGCGTATAAATAGGAGGTCTAAGCAATGGCTATTTCACGCGCACAGATGCTGAAGGAACTCCTGCCGGGGCTTAATGCTCTTTTCGGTTTGGAGTACGAAAAGTACGAAGACGAGCACGAAATGATCTATGAGACGGAATCGTCTGATCGTTCGTTCGAAGAAGAAGTGAAGCTCTCGGGCTTCGCGGCGGCTCCTGTAAAAGCTGAAGGATCGGCTATTAGCTACGATTCAGCACAGGAAGCTTTCACTGCTCGTTACAACCACGAGACCATCGCAATGGGCTTCTCAATCACTGAGGAAGCAATGGAAGATAACTTGTATGACTCACTGTCTGCTCGTTATACCAAAGCTCTTGCCCGCGCTATGGCTTACACCAAGCAGGTCAAAGCGGCTTATCCGCTTAACAATGGCTTCTCTAACTCTTTCCAGTCTGGAGATGGCGTTAACCTGTTCACCGCTTCTGGTGATGGTGTAACCGGCGGTGATGGACACCCACTCGTAAGTGGTGGCAAAAACAACAACCGACCTGTTACGGCGGCTGACCTCAACGAAACTTCGCTTGAGAATGCAGTGATTGAAATCGCGGCATTCACCGATGAGCGTGGTCTGTTGATTGCGGCACGTCCTCGCAGTTTGATTGTTCCACCTGCGCTGATGTTTACAGCAAATCGTTTGCTTGAAACTACTCAGCGTGTTGGCACTGCGGACAATGATATCAACGCAATTCGTAACATGGGTGCAATCCCCGAAGGTTACTCAGTCAACCACTATCTGACTGATAGCAATGCGTTCTTCATCATTACCGACGTACCAAACGGTATGAAGCACTTCCAGCGTACTGCGTTGGAGACTTCAATGGATGGAGACTTCGACACTGGCAACGTTCGCTACAAAGCTCGCGAGCGTTACAGCTTCGGTGTATCTGACCCACTTGGCATTTACGGATCGCCCGGCGCATCCTAATGCTAGATCAGGGGGCTTCGGCCCCCTTATTTTTTCCTGACAGTTTTTAACTGACACCCCACGACAGGAGATTGACATGGGACAAACAACTTTTTCAGGACCAGTAAGGTCCGAGCGCGGCTTTACAGCTGTTGGCTCTACAGCCGTAGTAAACATTACTGCGGAAACAACCCTCACGTATGCTGACCACGTAGGTCGCATCATCGAAGTCAATGACGCAGATGGCGCAGTAACACTGCCTTCTGCCAGCACAGACACCATCGGCGCTAAGTACACATTCTTTATTGGTACTACAGCGTCTGACCTAGACATCAAGACTGACGGCACTGACAAGTTTGTCGGCATGGTTGTTGTTGCGGCGGCGGCAAGCTCACAGGCTCGCGGCTTTGCTCCAGCGGCATCTAATGACGTTATCTCTTTGAACGGCACTACCACAGGTGGTATCGCTGGTTCGTATGTAGAGGTTACTGCTGTTGCCGCAGACGAGTATCTTGTTACAGGCACTCTGTTAGGATCTGGAACGCTGGCAACTCCATTCGCTGATTCTTAATAGGAGATAGCTCATGGCTGATGCAGTAGCTACGCAAACCATACAGGAGGATGGCAAGTTCGCCATCTTCCGTTTTTCTAATACCTCTGACGGAACGGGCGAGTCGGCTGTCACAAAGATTGACGTGTCAACTCTTAGCCCAGACCCAATGACAGGCAAGGCGTGCTCCAGCGTAAGCATTCAATATATCTGGTATGTTACTGTCGGTATGGGCGTTAAGATTTTATTTGACGCCACTAGCGACGTGGTTGCATGGGAAATCAATGCAGACTGGGGAGACTCTATAGACTTTACCAGCTTCAGCGGCATCCCAAATAATGCAGGCGCAGGCAAGACTGGAGATATTGCGTTTACAACTGTAGGCGCTGGATCAGGTGATACTTACAATATCATCATGCAGGTCAAGAAGAGCTATGACTAAAGCCAAGAAACCAGCTAAGAAAAAGTCAACAGTCAACAAGGCGGGCAACTATACAAAGCCTGCTTTGCGTAAGCGATTGTTTAACCAGATCAAGGCTGGCGGTAAGGGCGGTAAACCCGGTCAGTGGTCTGCGCGTAAAGCGCAGATGCTGGCCAAAAAGTACAAAGAGTCTGGCGGAGGCTACAGGGACTAATGGCCCTGAAAAAACCTCAGAAGTCCCTCAAGAAGTGGACTAAACAGAAATGGCGTACCAAGTCAGGGAAACCGTCCACCCAAGGCAAGAAAGCCACGGGTGAGCGGTATCTTCCTGAGAAAGCAATTAAAGCATTAAGTTCAAAAGAATACGCGGCGACCAGTCGGAAGAAGAGAGCGGACACCAAGAAGGGTAAGCAGTTCTCCAAACAGCCGAAGAAGGTAGCCAAGAAGACAGCGAGGCACAGATAATGGCCAGTAGAAAACCTGCAAAAGGAAAGGCGAAGGTTAAAGTAACCGCGTCTGGCAAGAAGGTTAGCTATGGCCAAGCTGGTAAAGCCAAAGGTGGTGGCCCTAGAGTAAAGCCGGGCACCAGCAAAGGCGACAGCTACTGCGCTAGATCGCTAGGAATCAAGAAGCGTCTGCCAAAGAAAAAGCAGAACGACCCCAACACTCCTAACAATTTATCACGTAAACGTTGGAAGTGTGTGGGTGCCAAGTCTAGGCGCAAGTAATCATGGCGATTAGCAGAGCGCAGACAGGCAAGCAGATAAAGAACGCACCTAGTACCAAGCGCGGCAAAAAGGCTAAGGTCAAAAAGGTGATGAAAGAATTTAAGCAGGGCAAGCTTAAGTCTGGTGGTTCTAAGAAGAAAGTAAAGAACCCCAAGCAGGCCATTGCAATTGCTTTGTCAGAAGCTGGCATGAGCAAAAAGAAAAAGGCTAGGAGACCCTGATGGCGACGAGCGGCACATTTGCATTCAATCTCGACCTTAGCGACTCTATTGAGGAGGCGTTCGAGCGTGCCGGTTTGGAGCTTCGTAGTGGGTATGACTATCGCACCGCTCGCAGAAGCATTGATCTGCTTATGCTTGAGTGGCAAAACCGTGGTCTTAACCTGTGGACCGTAAAGGAAGGCACGCAGGTGCTTACCCCCGGCACGTCGCGCTATGCGCTAGACGGAAAGATCTTTGACATTATCGAGGCATACCTCCGTACAGATGCAGGTGAGACGACAAGCCAGTTTGATCAGTCTATGTCTCGTATATCAGTGAGCCAGTATGCTCACCTGTCAAACAAGCTTACACAGTCAAAGCCACTAGAGTTCTACGTGGAACAGACACCGGACGGGATTGCAGTAAACCTGTGGCCTGTACCAGATAGCCAAGAGACGTACACGTTTGGCTACTACTACATGGAAAGAATTGAGGACTCTGGCAAGCCAGCGTCTAACAACATGGACCTTCCAGCAAGATTTTTACCCTGCTTTGTGGCAGGTCTAGCTTATAAGTTAGCTATCAAATATCCAGCGGCATCAGAACGTGCGCCGTTATTGAAAGCGGATTATGATGAGCAGTGGAACCTTGCGGCAGACTCTGCACGGGAGAAGGCGTCCCTGTATGTTGTGCCCGGAGGGTATCAGTTTTGAGTTACGCTGAAGGCAAGTACGCATTTGGATTCTGTGATCTAACTGGGTTTAGATACCCAAAGAAAGATCTAGTTCCTCAGATTGTTAATCAGCGTCCTACAGGATTGTTGGTGGGCAGAGATGTCGTTGACCCAGATCAGCCTCAGTTGCAACTTGGTCGTGTTCGTACAGACGACCCGCAAGCGCTACGCAATCCGCGTCCAGATCGCGCACAAGCAGAGAGTCGTCAGCTGTTTGCGTTTAACCCTGTGGGAGGCGGCATTACAGAGCTAGGCAGTCAGACAGTTGGATTGGACATTGAGGCTCAGGTGGGCCGCGTAACGGTGGTGACCTAATGGCTTGGACATTAACAACGCTAAAGTCAGCGATACAGGATTATTTGCAAACGACCGAGACCACGTTCGTAAATAACCTTGATACGATTATTACGCAGGCAGAAGACCGCATCCTTAAGTCGGTGCAGTTGCCTGATTTTCGCATTAACAAGACAGGCACATTAACGGCAAGCAACCAATACTTGTCTACACCCTCAGACTTCTTAGCGCCGTACTCATTGGCTGTGGATAACTCTGGGTATGAGTTCTTGATGTTTAAGGACGTAAACTTTATTCGAGAGGCGTACCCGGACTCTGCAACGACGGGTGTGCCTAAGTATTACGCACTGTTCGATGACTCATCGTTTATCCTTGGACCCACGCCAAACTCTACATTCACGGTAGAGCTACACTATTTCTACAAGCCAGAGTCAATTACTACTGCGGCAAGCGGTACTAGCTGGCTAGGCGATAATGCAGAAAGTTCGCTGTTGTATGGCTGTTTGCTTGAGGCGTACACCTTCCTTAAGGGTGATCCCGACCTTATGCAGTTGTATGCAACGCGATACGAAGATGCGCTTGGTAAGTTGAAGGCGCTGGGCGAAGGATATAGCACGACTGATAGCTATCGGTCTGGCGCAGTTAGATTGCCGAGGGGCTAATGTTTGAGATAAGTGTGGCACAGGCTGGCACTGTGAATGTGGTAACAAGTGATAACGGCGGCCTTGGTGTTGATCACTGGGCAGACCGAGCAACAGATACGATTATCTCTGTGGGTGACAAGAACCACCCAGAGATCGTCCAGCAAGCAAAAGCTTACAAGGACAACATCCGTCATGTAATTAAAACCTACATGGAGGAGGCTATTAAGAGTAGCAGAACCAACACCATTGTTGAGCTAGAGCGCAATGGTTATGAAGATGTCGCGGCAATTTTGAGGAAAATGTAATGGCGATCACTCAGGCTATATGCACATCCTTTAAGCAGGAAATCCTGCAAGGGATACACAACCTAACCAACGGCTCTGGCGGTGGCACTACAACCACAACTGGAACCGGCAACACATTTAAGCTGGCGCTGTACACAAGCTCCGCGACATTGGGCGCTTCTACTACGGCGTACTCAACCACCAATGAGGTGAGCGGCACAGGTTATTCGGCGGGTGGCGGAACGCTAACAAACGTTACACCGTCTACGTCGGGTACGACTGCCTTGACCGACTTTGCAGACTTAACATTTTCCAGCGCAACTATCACGGCACGGGGAGCGCTGATATATAACTCCTCTACTACGGCAGGCTCTGCTGATCGCGCTGTTCTTGTGTTGGACTTTGGAGGAGATAAGACTTCTACTGCGGGTGACTTTACTATTCAGTTCCCAACAGCAGACGCAAGCAACGCGATCATTCGTATTGCTTAAGGAGTAAAACATGGCTGATGTCGTCGTCGCCTTTGAGGGTTGGAGTAGTTCCACCCAAGGGTGGGGCGAAGCAGGCTGGGGCCAAGGTATTGCAGTACCGGGGGCAACCGCCTCTGTAGGCTCCGTAACTATTGTAGCTGAGGCTAATGTATTCCCAACAGGGGAGTCGGCCACAGTTAGTGTCGGCACTGTCGTTGTTTCGGCAGACGCCAATGTTTCTGTTACAGGCGAACCCGCAACTTCATCAGTTGGGTCTGTAACTGTTATTGGAGAAGCTGTTGTATCACCAACAGGTGAAGCGGCAACAGCAAGCGCTGGCAGTGTCACCATCTCTGGTGATGCAAATGTTAGCGTTACAGGTGAGTCAGCAACGGTATCTGTTGGCGATGTCACCGTTACTGCTGACGCTGTAGTTAGTCCCACAGGCGAAGCGGCTACCGCATCGGCGGGCAGTGTTGCCGTTACAGGCATTGCTAATGTATCGGTAACTGGCAACAGCGCCACGGTTAGTGATGGCACTGTTACAGTAGAAGCCAACGCAGATGTCCCTGTTACTGGTGAATCTTTAGCATCAAGCGTAGGTAGCGTAACCGTTACCGGAACAGGCGTTGTTAGCCCGACAGGTGAGGCGGCAACGGCTCAAGTTGGAACGGTCTTTGTTGCGCTTGGTCAGACCATTGCTGTTACAGGTAATGAAGCTACCGTTTCTGTTGGATCTGTAACTGTTGATGCTGGTTCTGTTGTTCCTGTAGATGGCATACAGGCTACGGCAGAGGTCGGCACTGTTCTTGTCTGGCAAGAAATTATTCCGGGTCAGGATGGAAACTGGCAGGACATAGACGATTCTCAAACACCGACATGGGTTGCTGTTGACAGTAGTCAAACACCCAGTTGGTCTACGATTGATGACAGTCAGACTCCTTCGTGGAGCACAATAGATGACAGTCAATCTCCCAATTGGAAGGAAGTTGCGTAGCAACCGTGAGGAAATAAAATGGCGACATACGTCAATGATCTCAGACTAAAAGAAATTGCGACGGGTGATGAGGCCGGTACGTGGGGAACCAGTACCAACACAAACCTCGAACTTATCGGTGAGGCACTGGGCTATGGCACGCAGGATTGCTTCTCATCCGATGCAGATGCAACCACTACCGTTGCCGATGGAGCCACTGACCCGGCTCGTGCAATGTACTTCAAGGTCACTTCTTCAGCGACATTAACAGCCACTCGCACTCTTACCATCGCACCCAACACTATTTCGCGTGTAATGTTTATTGAGAACGCCACAACAGGTTCTCAGTCAATCAACATTAGCCAAGGCTCCGGTGCAAATGTAACGATTGCAACAGGCAAGACTGTAGTTGTTTATCTGGATGGTGCGGGTTCTGGTGCGGCGGTAGTTGATGCTTTGGCACTGGTCGATCCCGGCGTTACCGATACGCTGGCGGAAGTGCTGGCCGCAGGTAACACCTCGGGCGGCACTGGCCTAGTTATGTCTTCAGGCGATGACTTGACCCTGACCGGCGCAAACTACAACGCGGTGTGGGACAGCTCTGCCGACGCGCTTGAGTTTGGTGATAACGCTAAAGCAGTCTTCGGTGCTGGTAGCGACTTGCAACTCTATCACGACGGGTCAAACAGCTTTGTTGATGATAATGGCGTCGGAAACTTATTCATTAGAAGTGTGAACGGAGATTCTGTTCGTCTTTATTCTGGCGGAGGCGCATCCTCTAATTTACGTCTTTTGGCCAATAGTGCTGGAGAGTTATCTCTTTATCATTCGGGGAGCAAAAAGCTTGATACGACCTCGACAGGCATCGACGTTACGGGAACAGCCGTAACAGACGGCGTTACAGTCGCAGGCAACCTTGAAGTAGACGGCGGCACAATCAAGCTGGATGGTAACTATCCTACGGGTTCTTCTAACGTAGCTTTAGGTAATAACGCTCTGGACGCTGTGGAGGCAACAGCCGAACAGAACACGGCACTTGGTGCCGCCTCATTAACATCCCTTACCACAGGCGATAACAACATAGCGATTGGATACTTAGCTATGCAAGATGCAACCACCGGAAGTGAAAATACGGCGGTTGGTGTTGCGGCTCTTGGGGATGTCACTAGTGCTAACAATAACACTGCCGTAGGATATGCGGCGATGCGTGTAAACACCACTGGTGCGAATAATGTGGCGGTTGGTATGGAAGCGCTTGACGCAAACACCACAGCCTCCAACAACACGGCAGTTGGCACTTCGGCGCTTACTGCAAACACCACAGGTACACAATTAACAGCCATTGGTCATCAAGCTGGGTATACTAACACTACAGGTAGCTTCACCGCTGTTGGTTATCGAGCGCTTTACTCAAACACCACCGGAAACACTGGCGTTGCTGTCGGTCATGACTCTCTCTTTGCTAATACAGACGGTGCAGATAACACTGGTGTTGGTGGATATTCGCTTAAAGCAAACACAACGGGGGATTACAATACTGCTCTAGGCTACCAAGCCCTCTTCTCCAACGTTAGCACTTCACGAAATACTGGTCTGGGCTACCACGCTCTTAGATTAAACACTGCATCAGACAACGTAGCCGTTGGTTACCAAGCCGCTGACTCAACCACGTCAGGCTCTAACAACACTGCAGTCGGAACAGAAGCATTCCAAGCTAATACTACCGGCTCTGCAAACGTAGCAGTGGGCTATCGAGCTTTGGATGCTAACACTACAGCGTCAAATAATACAGCGATTGGTCAAAATGCATTAGGGGCCAACACCACGGGCACAGAAAATACTGCGGTAGGCCATGAGTCTCTAGATGCAAATACCACAGGTAATTACAACACTGCGGTGGGCCAAGGCTCGTTGAGCGCTAATACGACTGGAGGCCAAAACTCTGCCTTTGGTCAAGATGCTTTGTTATCAAACACTGCGTCTAATAATACAGCGCTTGGCTACTCAGCCGCGTATTCAAATACTTCAGGCACAGAACTTACTGCGGTAGGCCGCGTAGCGCTTGGGCTTAACACTACAGGTAATTACAACACTGCGGTAGGCGCGTATGCTCTGGACGCAAACACAACAGGGTCTAACAACACTGCTCTCGGTAGAAACTCATTAGGCGCTAATACTACTGGCGGTAATAACGTTGCGCTTGGCATGAATACGTTAAGCACAAGCACTACGGCGATTGGTAATACCGCTATTGGATACGCCGCTCTTGATGCAAACGTAACGGGTAATTACAACGTCGCAATAGGTCAAGACGCGCTCGGCGCAAACACTGCCTCTAATAATGTCGCACTTGGCGTTAATTCTCTGCTAGTCAATACTAGCGGTACAGATAACACCGGCCTAGGACGATCTACTTTAGAGGCCAACACTACGGGCAATAACAACGTTGCCGTTGGTAGAAGTGCTTTAGCACAAGGCACCTCAGCAGATCAAAACGTTGCTGTTGGTTATCAGGCGCTCTATACAACAAGCACAGGAGGCGCAAATACCGCTCTAGGTGGTTATGCCTTGGCATACAACACTGCGGCAAACAATACTGCTGTTGGTTACTTGTCTTTGTACAACAATACCAGCGGTACAAGTAACGTGGCTGTAGGAAGAGAAGCGCTAGAGGCTAATACAACCGCAAGCAACAACACTGCTGTTGGTACTTCGGCGCTGTCTGCAAACACTACAGGCACAAATAACACTGCTCTGGGATACCAAGCGCTTGTATCCAATACAACTGCCTCGAACAGCACTGCTGTTGGTTTAAATGCCTTGAGAGTAAATACTACTGGCGTGAGCAATACCGGAATAGGTAAGGATGCGCTAGAAGCTAACACTACAGGTTCTTACAACGCCGCACTTGGAGAATTAACACTTACCGCCAATACTACAGGCGCTCAAAATACGGGTATTGGCCGTGCGGCACTGTTTGGAAATACCGAAGGTGATCACAACACTTCTGTAGGCTACAACTCGATGCTGGCTAACACCACAGGTAATTACAATACTGCGGTTGGTTCGGTGGCCTTAGATGCAAGCACTACTGCCAGCAACAACACTGCCGTTGGCTACGCGGCAATGACCTCGACTACCACAGGCGCGGCAAACGTTGCTGTCGGTGCTACGGCTATGGATGCGGCCTCTACTGCTGATGGTTCTGTAGCGATTGGCTTCAATGCGCTGGGCAGTGTCACTACGGGTGACTTCAACACCGCTATAGGCCAAGACGCTGGCGCAGGAATGACTACCAACTCAGGCTTGGTTGCAGTCGGTTATCAGGCATTAGCCGCCGCTTCTGGTCTTGACAACACGGCACTTGGCTTTAAAGCGGGCGCGGCTGTTAGTTCGGGCAAGGGAAACATTGCCATTGGCTCTCAAGCGCTTTTGTCGGCCACTACTGGTGACGCAAACATCGCAATTGGTGGATTTAATTCAGGCTCACAATTTGCGGCTCTGAGGCAAGTCTCAACTGGCGCTCGAAACATTGGTATTGGTACGGGTGCGGGACAAGCGCTAACTAGCGCAGATGACAATGTTTTGATTGGGTACAACTCTGGTTCGGTTAATACCGCCAGTAATACTGTCGCAGTCGGGACGGCGTCATTAGCTTCTAATACTACGGGTGCAAACAACACTACCGTAGGCCACAACTCGATGTACTCAAATACTACGGGTGCTCAAAATACCGCTGTTGGGTTTACCGCATTAGACGCCAATACTACGGGAGCCGGTAACACAGCGATTGGTTTTGAGGCGGCTACTTCAAACACCACAGCAAGTGGACTCACTGCTGTTGGATATCAAGCTGGTAAAAGCAACACAACGGGTACAGGTATCACTGCGCTTGGTTATGAGGCGCTCGAACTCAACACCACCGGAACCAACAATACTGCACTGGGCTATCGTGCGTTAGACGCCAATACAACCGCATCTAATAACACCGGTGTTGGCTTACAAGCATTAAGCGCTAACACGGATGGAACCCAAAACACTGCTATGGGTGTAAATTCTGGTCTTAGCACAACCACAGGCTCAAGCAACACGTACATGGGCGCGTTTGCTGGTGACGCAAACACTACCGGAAGCAACAACACAGCGGTTGGAAATCACGCGGCTGGCGCGTCTACAACTGCTGTTGGCGTTACCGCTGTTGGTAAGAATGCCGCTTTTACAAACTTAGCAAACTACACCACCGCTGTAGGCTACCGTGCGCTTGAGTCGAATACATCGGGCGGATCTAACACGGCTGTTGGCTTAGAGGCTTTGGTTACAAATACAACAGGAGCAGACAATGCCGCTATTGGCAACCAAGCATTGCTTAGTAACACAACAGGCACACAAAACGTAGCAATAGGCGTTAATACGGGCGACGCTATAACTACTGGAAGTCAAAATACTTTTATTGGTATGAACGCTGGTGGTGCGGCAACAACAGGAGATTTCAATACTTTCTTGGGGCGCTCTTCTGGTAGCGCCATGACTACTGGTTCTAAAAACGCCATCATTGGACAGTTTAACGGCAACCAACACGGCCTCGACATCCGCACCTCAAGCAACAACATCGTTTTGTCAGATGGTGATGGTAATCCTGTAGTACATACTAACAACGAACTTTATCATTTAAAACTCAATGACTATGGCGACTCAGGAACGGATCACGAGTACAAAACAGGCTTTTCAGATTCTTCAAATTTTGATAATCCCACAATAAATTTAGTGCGAATTAGCGGTGGCTCTACAAACAATTTAATTTCAGTGCGAGTAAGAGCAACACAGCTTCCTTTTGGTTCAGCCGTTTGTAATACACACGAAGGGATGGCGGTTCTTAGAAAAGACGCGTCGGGTACTACAGAGGCTGTAGGAACAATGAGTGTTACAAGTCAAGTTAGCTTGACTAATGTAGGCACATTGTCTTGGACTTCAAATGGTGCTGATGACCATACGCTTGTCTACAACGCCAACAGAAGCGCAAATTACGACAGCTACAAATTAGAAATTGAGGTTCATACAACTACTGGCGGCTTCACTATCACAATGCAGAGTACATAATTATGGCTAATCAAACTTGTCCAGACTGTGGTAGCACTTACGATCCTGATTCTGTAAATGTGCCTAGTCCAATCCCAGATAAAATGTGCGCTACGTGCGGCACGACTTTAACTGATGCTGAAATTGCGGCATTACAACCAAACTAAGGAGTTAATCCATGACTGACGAAGCAAGAACCGCTGAAGAGCGTACACAAGACTTTACTGCTATGGGACATAGCGTAGATCTTATCAACGACATCGTTGCTGGTAATCAAGACGACGATATGGAAGCCGCAGAGCGTCAAGACTGCGTTGACCGTAACGTGGCTCACCTTGAGCTTATGGTTGCCAAGGACGATTGGGATGATGAGGACATGACTGCCGCTAATGCCGCAATCACCGCAGGAAGTGGCTACACTGCTTCCTAACTTTTAATCACAACTAGGAGTAACGACGATGGGAAAAAATGAAAAGACCCCAATCACCGTGAACGACAAAGAGTATTTCATCGAAGATCTTAACGATCAGCAGAAAACTTTTGTTAACCACATCAACGATCTCAGCCGAAAAATGGACAACGCAAAGTTTAATTTTGATCAGCTTGCGTTTGGGCATCAGGCTTTTGTGAATGCTCTTGCCTTGTCATTAGAGCAGGGTGAGGAGATCACAGATGAGGATTACGAAGAAGTATCTACTGATACTGTTAGTTAGTGTTGCCAGTCCTGCCTTCGGGCAGGACACCCCTGAGGTAGATCCTGTGCCTGAGGTGGACCCCCCGCCAGTGAGAGATGACGGTGAGTTTGAACCGGGCACCGATGACAATGGGGATGACACAAACATTGAGGGCGACTTAAATACGTCAAACTCAAACAACAACAACGTCAACAAAACTTATAATGGTGCTGGTGCCGGTAGACAAATGCCCGCAAGCACTGCAATTGCTCCGTCCCTTATGAGCAATGGACAGCAATCTTGTCTTAAGTCTTTGTCTGGCGGCGTACAGCTTGTAGGTTTTGGCTTATCGTCTGGCTTGTATCGTCAAGACGAAGAGTGCAACCGCAGATTAAACGCTATCACCCTGTCGAACATGGGGATGAAAGTGGCTAGTGTCAGCCTGATGTGCCAGAACGCACAGGTTTGGCGTGCAATGTTTATGAGTGCAACCCCATGTCCAATCGTGAGATCAGGAAAGCTTTTAGTTGGGAAAAACGCTCTGTTAGAAATCAAGAAAAATCCAAGCATGTGGATACCAGATTACGAAGAAAGCAGAGTTTTTTACGATGAGCTTTTGGCCGGAGGGGGCAGTGAAGATGTTTTACAGGACACTGGCGAGTCTCTCTCTGATCGCTTCCGCTCCACTAAACGCGACAGAAATTGACGATCTAGTTAACGTATCGCAAAGCATTAGAGACACTTTTGCTTACGGCATAAAAACTATCGCTGGCGGTGCAAGCTATGCCGGGGAAGGCTACATAGCGCCTGAGATGGCAGAAAACGGCCACATCAGCAAAGAGCAACAAGATGCTTACAACGCCGCTGTCGCGGCAGTACAGGCCGCAACATACACCTACGATCCGGGTGCTGATGAATACTTTCAGGATCAAGCAGATCAGGCAATGGATACTGTGTCAGAAATGATTGACGCATACGTTGAAGCGGCTCAACAAGTAATCATGGTTGCCACTGTAAACGAGATGGCACAAGACGCGCAGTCAGCGGCAGATGAGCGCGAAGCGATGGCTCTTCAAGAGTTCATGGGCGCTAATGATGTGGCGCTTCAGGACGAAGATATTGAAGCCTATAACGATGCACTGTCCAATACTGAACAGGCCATACAAGTAGCCGCCGCATACATGGCAGTGGCTAATGATGAGAACCTTTTGGAGCAAGCCAACGATATGGCTTTTGATCTAAGGGTTACCTATGAAGAAGCCGCATCTATTTTCTTTGACATAGACACAACAGCTGTTTGGGTTTCGTTTGATGATGGTGCAACCATTCAAGGATTGCAGGTAGGCAATTACTTTGTATCACCAGAAGAGGTATTAACAAGAGCAGAGACTCAGGACTTCTGGCTTACTTCACCTGAGGGTGGTTGTTGGTTTGCCGAAAACCAAGAGGAGTGCTTGAGCGGTGGCCCTTGAAGATTTAGAAGTTAATGTCGGCGACACGTCCATCAAGGGTGTTTGGATCGCTATTGTAATTAGTTTTGGCTCAACAATCGGGGGCGGAATCTGGGCGGCATCGCAGTTTTTTGCACAGCTTAACGAGCAGTCAGAGGCTGTCGTAGAGGCAAGCGCAAAAGCAGATGCGTTGGTTGCTAGGTTTGAAGACCTCAAAGAGCAAAGCAATGCTCGCTTGCAAGCAATGGAAGTAAGTCTGTCAAACATGGAGCAAGCCCTAGCGACAGCTGACGTTGGGAATCTACAAGGCAAGCTTACTGAGCTAGGTACAAACCTAGAGCAAATTATGAAGGCTCAAGCAGAACTGCTAGATATTAGAGACCGAATTGCTAGTGCAGAGAAAACAGTTGGCGAATCGGAGATTAGGGTCAACTCAAAACTTCAAAGTTTAGAAACATTAGATGATCGCTTAAAAAGATTTGAGCGTGACATGGATGATGTTTGGACTGCAATTGATGCTGTGAATCCGCTAGGCGGATCATGATTGACCCGATAACAGCCGTTGCCGCCGCTAGTAAATCCTATGCGATGGTTAAGGCGCTGGTTGAGGCTGGTCGTGAAGCACACGATGTTATGTCTCAAGTCGGTGAGTGGTATGGCCACGCATCGGATGTGCTGTATGCAGAAAGAAAAGCCAAAAAGGTTAGCCCATTTAAAAAGCTAGTCTTTGCTAAGAGCGTAGAGGCTGAGGCATTAAAAGCATTTGCGGCTAAAAAAAAGATAGAGGCACAACGTAAGGAAATAGTTGAGCTTATCAATCTTGCGTATGGCGCTCAGGGGCTAGAAGAGTTTCGTGACCTGCGAAAACAGATTGTTAAAGAGCGTCAAGAAATGGTGTATGCCCAGCAAGAAATGAGAGAAACTATTCTCTCGGGCATTTTGATTTTAATTATGGTTGCCATCCTTGTTGGCGTAGTAATTTTTATTGCGAGTTATTCAATATGACTAAATCAGAAGAGCTTTTAGCTAGGTTAGAAAGACACGAGGGCGAATGCTCTGTGCG